TCGATTGGTATAAATGCTTCCATAGCAAAGCTTCCCATAGGTGAGCCATAAACACTTCCCCAATTTTCAAGAGGAACGTTTGTAGTTACAATCGTTGGTAGCCCTGCATTAAATCTTGAACGTAGTAACGCATCAAATGTATTCTCTGCCCAACCTGATGCGGTTCTATATTCCTTGCCTATATCGTCTAGAACAAAAACTCTGACATTATTCATTCTATCCGAGTCACCATATATGCCGTCAAGTAGGATTTGTGTTGCCTCATCCTCGTCAGAGAACTGAGACTTCTGGAGCCTCAAAAGCTTTGGATAGTCCATAAACCCGCCTATGCGGTTTGGGAGGCTTCCTGGAGTACCCAAGACCTCCCCTGGAATAGCCCTAATAAGGCTCTGGAGGGCCGTAGAAGCCATTGTAGTCTTTCCGTGACCTGGATTACCCACCAGCATGATTCCAAGCCCGCAGGACGGAGATCCGGCCTTTTGGATAATCTCGCCACTGACTACTCTGGACACCCATTTCTTGACTGCATCAAGGGCGGGTGTGGAATCCAAATCAGAGAATTCCTTCCCAATGGTTTTCATTGGGAGACCAGCCTGCACGATTTGCTTGCGAATGCTTGGTGCTTCTTTAGACAAGTCGTACATTATTCCCCCTCTAGTAGTCGCATCATCTTTTCTTGGTGTGCCTTGAGCTTATCTGTAGAGTATGTTGGTTGCTCTGGCTTCTTAACAATTCCCTGAATCGTTGGGTAGTATGCAAAGAACCGTTGCCATAGCGGCTTGCCGATACCAAGGTCGTTTAGGTTACGTGGATCCGCAAAGAACATACGCATAGCCTTTAGAACTTCGAATCGATGTGTGCCTTCTCCGACTTGCTTGTTGATCCAAGTTGCTAGGTACTTGTTGTTAACTTGGCTAGAGGTATTTGGAGCAGCCTTCTCAACTAGGTCGTAGAACTCTGCGATCAAGTCTGTGGTAGACCAAAGCTCTTCTGGAGTATTGATTCTACTTTGCGTTAAGACGAGCCTGGCGATCTTCAATCTTACCGATGGTGCCAGCGACAGGTTCTTCTTCGCCTCGCTTTGTCTTAGGAGATTCTTCGTTCCCATCAAGATTCCAACCCATCTCTTCTCCTTCTTGGGGCGCAGCCCCTATAGTTAAAGATACGTTAGTATCTTTAACTATATTAGTACTAGTAGTTATATCACTAGTAGCTGTATAGTTGTCTATGTATAGGTGCCCTGAAAAGCCGTTGTCGGTAGAAAACAGCTTTTTAGCCTCATCTGTGAATTTTAGACGGGCAATCCATTGCCCATTATTCTGTACCCGGACAGACTTAACGTACTTGAGATCCTTGAGTTCGTTGATGGCAGACTGAAGCGCATCCCTACCTTCAGGGAATTCTTTAGTGCTTCGTAATTCGTCAGCCGAAATAACCCGACCCTTTTCAACAAAGTAATAGAAAAGTGATCTGGCTCGTAAAGATAATTTTGGGTTAACAATTGGTCTTAGCATATAACCCTCCCTCTTTATCTATACTACAGCCTATCCACCCTGTTTGGCAAACCGCGAGCCTGTCGTGGAGAGATGCCGGTCAATACTTGCTCTGTAGCAAGAGATAGGGTGAGGCCTACAAATGTAGATGCAAGCGTGTATACAAGTAGGTATAGTAAAGGCGTGCTTAAATTAACGCATGCAAGTAGACTGAGGATTAATGCCAACAGTCCTCGCCACTTACCTAACGGTTTGATTAAACTCTCTACAGCTGTTAAAATACACGCTGTAGCTAATCCCGCAATTATTACTATGCCCATAGATCTATTCTATTCTCTAAAGACAACTCTGTCAATGTCGAAAGCTTGACCTGGGACAGAGGTAGTTGCATCAAAAGTAACCGTTAAAATTGCGTAAGCTGCACCAGTAATAGAACTTACTGGGAAAGAGTTTCCTATGTAAGCCCAACGATCTGTGTGAGATATAGTAACTGTCTGTGTGCGAGCTGCAGTAGTTATGTCTGTATTAGGGTTGCCACTAGAGTCTGTCGGGTTGGTAGTTTTATTTCCTGTTAGGTTATCTTCGTACACAACAATCGGATTGTTATTAATGTCGTAGTAGTCAACAACCAGAGAGTAGCTTCCAAAAGAGTCCGAGTTAACTGGGCGAATTGCAACAGAAGTATAGTAACCAGCATCTGGGGTTATATATATGTTCTTAGTTAGGATACCAAATGATGTAGCAGTACCATCTGTAGTTACACGACAGTACCCTTGACCGTGAGTTACATTGTCTGCTAATAGGGTTCCGCTAGCAATTTTTCTTTCCAAGGTAGAATTAAAGTTAAGCCACCCATTTAAATCTCTTTCAAAGGATGAGGATGGAATTTTTTCACCTGGTAGGTCTTCATAGATACCAGAATCAATACCTGCGTTTATACCCCAGCTACTTCCAATAGGCATGTAATCATTTAGGGTATCGTATAGTCTGCTGATCTTTGTATTGTAGTTAGAGAAGTAACTGCTCTTTCCTCCACCAACACTTTGAGTTTTAGATCCCCAAATAGTTTTACCTGCGGTTAAAGGGTTTGCCATAGCAAATGTAGAAGACAAAGTAGTGTCTAGATATTGATTTACAACACGACCATACTCTACGTGAACACCATCAATGTGGAAGTATGTAGATGTTGACCCCGCAGTATTTTCTACTGATAGGGTAAATGGAACAGTAGTTTGTCCTGCTGTTAACTGAATCACAGTATGAATTCTCTTCCATGCAGTAGACTCCGCAGCTGAAATTTTAAAAGTATTAGTGCCTAAGGTATAGGTAGCTTCGGCTTTACGGACATACATAGATATAATCATGTCTTCTCCACCAACTGCTTCTGAAGAAAGATAAGCAGTTCCTGTCAAAGATCCTGTAGAGCTGTATGTTAGCTTTCCAAAATAAGTTCCATACTTAGGTCCTAAAGAATCGTCTGAAGATATGCGTGTAAGTGTTCCGCTACCTGCTGACCAGTCAGTAGTGTTGATTTCAAAACCAGAGTTGCTCATGTAATTGTAAACTTCTTTAGTCTCCCACTTACAATCTGCAGGGGCGTAGTAAAGCTGTTCTATAGGGTTAGTAATAACCTCTCCACCATCACCAGAGAAAAACGGATCTACTATAGAAGACTTCTCTAACATACCACCGTCAAGCCAGTAGCTATCTCCAGCGACATTGTCTGTAAAGTAGATACTGACTTTAACTAGAGGATTTCCAGCATCTCTAGAAAAAGGAGGTGTGATGGCCGTAGCATAAACTTGAGTTGTAGATGTGGTCGAAAGAGTGACCGGGTCTCCGTCTATTAAATACGTGTCAGTAGGGTAGTACTGACCATCGACATCAGAAAGAATAGATGACTGCAGCTGTGTTGAGGATTGGTTAGAAAACTCTAATCGTACCTTTGCTGTTCTAGCAGCACTTCCTAGGATATACGCACTAGCAATAATCTGTTGACCAGGCTCTATAGCCGCCCAGTCAGAAATATAAGCTGCTGTACCGTCTGCAATAGAGGTTAGCTTTCCTGAGTGAGTTCCGTGAATTCTTGCCGCTGAGGTAACACTGTCTTGAGTCAATGTCCCATTTAATGCGGTCCAAGAACTTACTCCGTATTCCATTTCTGGATTAAAGAAATAATTTTCTTTTTCACCCGCAACGTTTACATAGATCTTACGGGCGTCCTCATAGATAAAGCTATGCTCTGAAACAGAGAACTGAAACATATCAAAATAGACTATGTTTGAAGTTGAAGATGCAGGAGTTACTGTCAAAGTAATCTTAGCAAATTTAGCGTTAAGAGGAGAAAGTTTTCCGTTTCTTCCAGAGTCTGATTCAGATGTAAACTCTGCAAAAGATGTAGTTGTAGTCAGGTCTGCTCCGGCAGAAGTACTTCCCAATGAAGTTCCAAACTGATCGTACCAAGTAATGACTGCAGAAACTGTGGTAGCTACAGCAGTACGTCTTGCGTACCCAAAAAAGAAATAACGAGTATTTCCTGTGATAGGGATACCGTTGGTTTTAATGTCCAACCCTGCGGCAGGCAAAGACATGGTTATGGGGGTTGTAGCTGCGGTAACTAGCTTACCTAAACCAACCACACGTATTGGAGCTAATGTATCTGAAAAAGGATTTGGGTAAGAGATCCCCGCTGCACTATATGTAGTTGAAGATAGTGTGCCGCTAGATACGCCCCACCTACCAATAGATTCTTCAAAGGACGAGTCGTTGTAATCTAGCATTAAGTTATGCCCAAGAGAATATGTAGCATCCCAGTGAGTAAGTGAAGTGGTATAGATAGTTAACCCTAGAGAAGTTCCCTTGTAAGAGTTAACGATATTACCGGTAGCTGAAATAGAACGGTTATAGATATCTCCTAGGGCAGCCTCATACTGGCGTCCTAAACTTGTTGTCTTAGCTTGAAGCAGTGCACTGGGAGTATAGAAAGGGTTTAAAGAGTTTAGTAGTACGTTGGCCTCTACACGAAGATAGTCGTATACAAAAGAAAACACACCTATAGTGGTTACAAGACTATTACTATTGTATGTCGAAAGACCTTCTCCAACAGTGTCTACAGGGTTAAGCCAAGCTTTAGGTAACCAATCGGTTATTTTGGCCAAAGAGGTTGTTGTTCCAACTAGGTATGTGTAAGATGACCCGCAAAACTTCCAACCAGATCCGTTAAACAACCACAGTGAGTACGAGACTTCGATATCTTCACGGTCTGTATCCACATCGGTGTAGCTAGTCTTGATAGATGAGTAAGCTCCACCATCAAGAGTAATACCTTGATTTGGATCATCAAGGGTACCTGAGTAACTTTTAATTAAAGCCCAGTGAGTTGGTGCTGGATCATTAGGGTCAGGGACAACAGGGTCCCAGTTAATTTTTACAGTTCTGTAGTCACTTGCAGTCGCAACAATATTAGAGTTATAGTAAACACTTACGACTGAGGTTACGCCGTAGCGTACTCCAGAACCATATCGTCTAGTACCGTATTTTGCCATTTATTAGATTCCGCCAGATACTGTAGTAACTAAGCTAGTAGATAGAAGGTACGGGATTTCATTTGCAGCTAAAGATAGCGTTCCTACAGAGCCAGAAGCATCTTTAGAAAGTTCAGTGACTGTTGCTGAAATAACTCCAGGAACATTTTGAATAGCAGAGGTGATAGTAGACAGAGGAATAGTCTTCCCAAAAGTATTATTATCGTAATAGAACAAACCTGTTTCACCAAGCATAGCTTGATAAATAGCTAGTTTTATATCTGAGTTCTTATATGCTGAGTCTGCTGTAACGGTTGCCGCAATATAGATTGGGACATATGTAGGAGGCAGCACTGTCAAAGTAGTGCCAGCAAGAATTTTATCTGCCATGTAAGCCTCAACATCATATGAGAGATTAGTCCACGCCGATGTTGGGGTCAGGGATACTGCTAGTCCTCCAGCTACATAAGCTGTGGTAAGAGTGCTTGCTACGGTAAATGTAACGTTTGTAGGAACTGCAGTAACTGTTACTCCCTGTAGGTTATAGGCTACTGGGTTAACCCCTGAT